ACAAATGGAAGCGAGTGTCTTCGTTAGCCGTCTCATGGCCATCGAGCCATCTGACTTCAGCCAGCACTTTTCTTTACCAATGTCAATCTGCGACCATGGTCTTAAGATGATCAGAATAAGCGCAGAGCAGACTCCGGCGTTCGTTAAAGCATTCACAACTCAGTATGCTTTAAGTAATGAATGTCCGCAAACAGAGTTTTTCAACGCTTTATTCGACTACATCATGGATGGTAAGATCAAACAGGCCATAGGTGAAGCAAGTGGTCGACTGAGGAAGGAGCAAAAGCTGCTTCAGTTCCAGGAACTACACGGCTTTAGCAAAGACATTGAAGATGACTTCAATGAGGCTTTAATCCTCTATAACAAGGAGCGAGCTGATTTGAGGTCAGTCAAAGATAAGTTCGACGAGTTGACCAAAGACCTAAATGGCATCTTCAAGGTTCTTGAAGAGGAGCTGTCTCAAAGGTGGTCAGCACTTGAGACTATTATCAATGAAAAGAAAACAAATGCTGCTGAAGCACAGAAGAGAGCTCGGACTAACTGGATCAATATGAAACAGGCGGACCGTCAGAAGTACAGCAATGACTTTATGTTATACCTCAAAGAATATTCTTTAAGGAACAAAGTCAACTTTGATCAAAAGCTGAAATCAAATGAAGACTTCAAGAAGAAGTTGAAGGAGCTTTTGGTGAAGATCAGGGTTGAAGAGAATGTGGATAAGATCTTTCTTGCAGACGGATTAATAAACCCAAAGTTTAAGTCCGAAAGAGTGACGTTTCTTGTCTCAGAGTTATTTGAGAAACTTGGATCGATTAAGAAGATCTTTACAAGCCAGAGGATTAACAGACAGTCAGGAGTACAAGAATGTACTGCAGGCAATCTATGACTTGTTGTACAACTTTAACGGGCCTTACCTCCACCCGGATTTCCCGGGCGATTTTGGTCATCGGAGTCATGCACTTGCGAATTCGTTCATCAACCCACCACTTTTTTCAGTTCCAGAACAATTAGACGCAAATGTTTTTACATCTGATTGTGTGTCAAATGGCAGGTATTTCAAATACAATGAGTTTTTGAGAGATTCACTTGGCGCAATTGGGGGTGGTGCAAACGACCTGTTAAGGGAGCTTATGGAATATAGGCGGCTTGGAGGGTCTACATCAGACAAATTAAATTATCTAGCTTATTTCGGGAATAAGAGTCAATGTGACACTCTGCTGGGGCTTGACACTGCGCCGGTTTATAGCATGTTTGTAAGCGGCGTAGTTCGCGAGCCATATGTGCATATGCCTTACTCGGTCCTGGTGAAGAAGTTCACCTATAACGCACAAGCGAGTGGTGGAACACTTGATAAACAGTTTGGTTTCAAAAACAAGTCTGATGTATTACTACTAAATCTCGTTGCTTACAGGCTGATCTCAACAGCATGGTGCATTCAGAAAAGGTCGAAGTTGAAACCCGGTATTATATGGGACAGCGCCAGCCGGCCAAAATTGATTAAAATCGCTGGAACTGGCAACAAAATGAAAAAGATAATGGCCGGGGAACCATGTTGCCGTGTAATTGCAGTAGGGCCCTTACTGGAATCATTACTTGGTTACAGCCTTTACCTGCGTGTATCTGAGCGGCTTCAACAATTCTTTAAAGAAAAGGGTTATGGAGTTGCAATTGGCTGTAACAGAATGGGCAAGGACTGGCAGAACATCCAAAAAAATTTCAAAGGGGCAAGACATATAATGGTGGGTGATTATTCGAAGTATGATCAGACAATTCCTGAGCGCCTAATGATATTCGGGATTGACATGATCCTCAACATGTACATGCCGCAAGACGAGTATTCAATGAATTATATTGACAATTTCAGGACCTGGTTCATTGACAATATTGTTCGGAGCGTGCACGTTGTTGACGGAAAATTGTCAGCCCGTGCAATCGGCGGAATGCCCTCAGGAACATTATGGACCTCACTCTTAAACAGCGTTATCAATATAGTTGTCATCAGTGATACATGCAAAGCATTGGGGATTAAGAACTATAAGCCAGTCGTTTATGGCGATGACCATATGATTATTATCTACGATGAAATCGTCGACAGCGGCGAGTTCATCAGCGCTTATAGCACTTACGTGAAAATCAACTTCGGCATGACACTGACGACTGACGATACTTATATTTCGGGGCCAGAATGTTTCTATGTCACATATAAGCGGCCAGTCTATAATCCAAAGGCTGATTTGCAGAAGGGAACCAGGCGTTTAAGGCCGAAAAGTTGGGAAACTTCGAAGACCCCTTTTACTCAATTTGATCACACCAAGGGGACAACACATAGATGGTCATATGAGTTTCGTGGCAGGCCGAAGTTTCTTCAGTACTACTGGTTAGAGACTGGTTTAGCAATCCGGCCATTGCGTGAAAGCATGGTTCGGATGTTACACCCTGAGGAAGAAGTGAAAAACGTGCGTGAGTATGAGGTTCTGGTCATTTCGCATTTATATGATAATTACCACAATGCGCACATGCGCAACTGGGCCTTTCACCTCCTTTACGACATTGACTTTATGAAACGCGCGAGAATGAAGTCGGCCGATTTGTTCTTTAAAAGGTCTGATAGAGGGAAAGGGTATTACGAACACAATAAGGGACCACCGTCACGCATGTGGTATAGGCGGGTTGATTACTTAGTCGATCTTGATAGCTGCGTGGGCATGCAACACTTCGTGCATAGCTGGAAGGTGTTACTGGCACAGATGGACGAAATAATTTCCAGTGAGCATGAATGTGAGCCTTACCAAGTGCGTCATTTGATTAAGAATGAACTGTCAATGCGCCGCATCTCCACAACGCGTGCACGCGCCTGGTTCGAGGCTGGAATAATAACGAGGAGTGAATATGCGCAGTTTTTGGCCGCAGAAGGAACCTCGAAACAATTCGAGTCAAAGAAGTCGCCCTTCAATCTATTCGGGCTTGACGAAGTCGGGTTTAACTACCTATTTTCTCTCCTGGGCATATCAAACGACAAGGTTCATTATAGCACAGATTACGACCGGGGGCCGTCAAGGCTGAAGCAGGTTCTAGCCACGTCTATCGACCTAAATGGATTTGCGTCTGTGGTGAATTTCGCAAGTAAATGGCTCCAAAGCTCTGATTCGCCGAATTTATACAGGACGGGTGAGCCGCCTTAAGTACTCGTACTTCCAACAACAACGCTGGCTTCGTTCAACCACTGCATGGCAGAGTAGAATACAAAACGTTGCGATGGCAAATTTGAGGTGGGAATGGACCTACCTCGGGGCGTCGCCATGATCCCCAGGAAGGTGGTTGCAATGCCGGGCGTCAGTCCACCCCGCACAAAGGGGCCCTTCACGGGGCCTGCGGGGTGGGCTCGCC